TTCAGACCGTCGAACGAGTTCGCATCGACGGCGGTGTCGCCGTTGATGAACGTGTCCTGGTACTTGTAGGACGCCGCCTTGACCTTCATCGCGGTCTGCACGGCGCGCTGGTCGTTGAAGTTCGACCGGGTCTTCTGGATGAACGTGTCGACGTCCGCGTCACCACCGAGGATGACGAGCGACTCGGTCTTCGGGTTCACCGTGCCGGTGGACTCCGTGTAGGAGCCGTTCACCGCGCGGAACTCGATGCCGGGGAGGGTGCCCTCCTCGTTGTACGCGAACGCGTTGCCCTCGATCTCCATGAAGGGGATCCGGTCGAGCAGCGGCGACGTCTGCACGAACGTCTCGAGAACGCCCTTCTGCAGCGTGTTCTGAGACAGCTTCGCTGCCTCGGCGAGTGTGATTGCCATGTCTGGCTACTTCCCTTCGTTCTCTGCGTACGCGGCGCGGAGAGTTCCGATGCCGGGACGCGTGGATTCGGTCTTTCCGAGGGCCGGCTTTCCGGCCTCGTCGGGGATGACGTAGCGCTGAGGCTCGGGAGCCTTCGGCGCGACGCCTTTGAACTGGAGGAGTGCATCGGCCGAGGCTTCGATCTCGGCCTGTGTGGTGCCCGTGAGCAACTCGACGGGGACACCCTTGGTCGCGGCGATCAGAGCCCGCTTGGTGTCAGCGAGTTCCTTCTGCGCGGTGGTGAGCTCGTCGGCGGCGCGCTGTTCCTCGGACTTGTCGCGGTCCTCGTACTTACGCACCTTCGCCTCGGCGTCGGCGACCTTCTGCTCGGCGGCCTTGCGTGCGTCACGCTCGGCCTGCAGTGCAGACAGGCCTTTCGCTCCGAGCGGTTCTTCCGGCGTCGCGCCGGGTGCCGCTGGTGCTGCCGGCGTTGCGGGCGGCGTCGGCACGGGTGCAGGGGCGGCCGGTGCCGCGGGTGCTGCGCTCGCATCTCCGTCGACCGGCGCGAAGTAGCGCAGGTTCGGACGGTGCCACCGGCTCGCGGGGAGCGCTCCGAGTGCGTGCTGGGCCTTCTTGGGCGTCTGGGTCTTCTTGGGCATTGCGGTTCCTCCAGTGGGAAGCGGCAGTCGCGCCGCGTGGACCTCACACCGTCGCGGTGTGAGGAAGAATGTGGTCAAGCGATCGGGGCGAGCACCTGCGGGTAACGGGATCCGGGGCGATCCTGGAGCTCGTAGAACGTGGGCACTGTCGTGCAGTTGCAGTCATCGTGGAACGACGCTTCGAGCTCCTGCGTGCCGCGCGCACGGATGCCGCCGCCGACTCCGCCGATGAATCCGGTCCTGCGGTTTCCCGCTGCATCGAGGGCGACCGATTCGTCGGTGCCGCGGCCGATGACCGACCCGGCGGCAGCCTGAGAGCGATAGACCGGGCCACGGCCGGCGAGCATGATGCAGAAGTCGCACGACTTCTTGTCCTTCGCCCGCTCGGGGTGCACGTTGCGGGACCACGACACCGCGGCGACGTTCCCCGACCGGGCGTCGTTGCGCGACAGCATGTCGATCGTGCCTCGCGCGGGCTGCAGGATGAGGCGCTGAGCTGCTCCCAGCAGCAGCGCCTCGAACGATGTCCACTCCGGCTCAGCGACGAACAGCGACCCGATGGCCCAGCGGACCACGCCTTCGGACTGCTTCTCCTTGGCGGGCTGAGCGAACACGGTCTGCACGGTCCCGGCGGACGGCGGAAGATCGCGCACAAGGTCATAGAAGTCGGCACCGAGCACTGCCGCGGTGTCGCCGAACGCCGTCATGAAGTCCGGGAAGAACTCGAGCAGCGCGTCACGCACGGCGGCCGGATTCGATCCGAGGCTGAACGATGACAGCAGATCTCGGATCTGCTCCTGGCCGAGGGACACGAGCGTCGCCTGCGCAGTGCGGAACTCCTCGATCTGCGCAGGCGACGCCATGTCACTCCTCTGTCGGTGCGGGTGCAGCGGGCGCGGCGGGCTCGGCGCGCATGTCACGCGCGAGGCTCACCAGCTCCGCGATCCGCGACGATGCGCCAGCGCGTTGCTGCTCGCTCTGGAAGCGGGTGATCTGCTCTCGGGAAAGCCCCGCGTACTCCATACCCACCTCGGACGTGCCGAATCCGGTGATGCTGGTCGCGAGCTTCGAGAACGCGTCCGCACGAGCGGACGGCGACACGATCGCCGGGTCGGTGAACTGTGCGCGCAGGTCACGGATCCCCTCGGGGAGCGCACCGTCTCGCAGCGTCACGGCCATCCGCATGGCGGCGACCGTACCTGCACCCCACCCCTTGTTCGCGTCGCGCGTGGTGGTGATCAGGGTTTCCTTGGCGGCGAAGATCGCGTCGGCGCTCGATGGGTTCGAGTTGTCGGCGAACTTCACCTCGAGGTCCTGGTCATCGGCGAACAGATTCGCCCACATGCGCAGCTGCTCAGTGTGCGGCTGCGGCGATGCCCCGGTGAAGCGGTGCAGATCCGGCTTGTCGACGCTGTCGTTCGTATCAGTGTTCAGCGCCTTCATGCGGCCCATGATCGCGGACCAGCGGTCGTTACCGACGAACTGCTCGACCCCGGCACCGAACAAGTAATATTCGGGCGCCGAATAGAACTCGGCCGAGACCTCAGCGCGCACGATGGTGCGCAGCGCCGAGTCGGAATAGCCCATCGATGCTCGCGTGATCCGCGAGTGCCCGAGCGGGCGGAGCAGCTCACGTCCGTAAACGATCGGTGCGACGCTGACGCGGCCGAGCGGGTTCGGGATGACCGCGACGAGCCACGACGCACCCCACACCTTCTCCTGACGGGTGAGGGTCACGACCTTCTCGGGCGTGTACATCACCATCAGGGTCGGCTGGTTGAGCCCGTCACGGTCGACGATCGAAAGGAACCCTGCGAGAGCTCGACGTCGGCTATCCCAGATCGCAGCGGACGAGTCGGCTGCGCGGGCGATGACCTGCACGTCGGGCTCGCCCGACTGCACGTCACCATGCGAGACGCTGAGGAACGCGCATCCGTGGACGGCCGAGGAGATCTGCGTGCCGGGGAACTCCAACTCGAACTCGTTGTCTGCGGCGATCTCGTCGACGTCGAAGGTCTCCCCCGACTTCGACACGAAGCCCTCGAACTGCGATCTGTCGGTGACCGCTCGCACGCCCTTCGCCGTCCACCCAAGCAGCGATCCAATGCTCTGCATCTGCGGCGGGAGCGATATCCCGAAGTCCTTCAGCGCGGCCTCGCCGTCGAAGTACGTCGAGCGGGTCACATTCATGCGGCGTCGCTTCTGCCAGGTGCGGTAGAGCTGCTCAAACAGATTCGAGTCCTGGTGATTGAGCGCCAGCCCGATGCCACCGATCACAGAATCACCCCCGAACTCTCGCGCTCCGAGCGCGGCTTGCGTACTGTCCTCGCCCCGAACAGGGCCAGGCTGATCGATTCCGTCGGTGTCTCGTCGCCGGATGGCGAGCCCCACCCCCACGCCCCGTCACGGGTGCGCTTCTCCTGCACCGCGGACTCCGTCGATGCGTCGAGCTGCGACTGTCCAATCGACGCGAGGTGCGTCAATGCCGGCGGAGCCTGACGCGCGACGGCGTGCGCGGAGGCGGTCGCCTGCTCGAGGAGCATCCCGCACGCCTGGAAGTACTGCGCGCTCGTCGCGACGATGATGCGTCGGCGCAACACCTTCCGGTCGAGCAGCAGGCGCTCGAGCACGGATGCCCCGGCGCGGCCGGAAAGCACGATCGCCGAGGCGCGTCGCCAGCGCGGCACACCGTTCACCTTCTCAACGAACCAGTCAGCGAGCGGTGCGAGCGATTCCTCGATCGGCCCGGCCTGCGCGTCGATGAGCTCGACATGCGCGCGCTCATCGCTGGCGATGCATCCGCCGAGCGAGACTCGCATGCCGTCGGCCGAGAACGCGACGCCATAGGCGCGGGCACCATCGGTCGGGACCTCGTCAGCGCTGGAGCGCAGCACCGGCCACAGCTTCTTGAGCGGGCCGCCGACCGCGTTTTCTTCATCCCAGATCCCGAGGCCCTCACGAGCCCAGTCGGACGGGTCGGTGAGATTCTCGCGCAGGCGGAGAATGGCTTCCCACGGCGTTCGATGCGGGAATGACGGGTTCGCCTTCTCGAGCACGGCGCGATCTTCGACATCGTCGCCGGCATTCGCGCCAACCTCGACATAGAGCGTGTCGTACCCGACGACCTCGCCAGCCTCACGGCGCTGCTTCACCGCGAGCGCTTTCTTGCGGCGTGCCTTGAAGACCTCCGCCGGGTCTTCCGGCTTCGGCGGCGTGCCCATGTACAGGATCAGCGGATTCTTCGCGGTGTTCGCCGCCGGAATCATGTCCGACAGCGCCTTCGCCTTCAGGATCTGCGCCTCGTCGAACACGACGATCGTGACGCCGGGGATGCCTCGGCCGAAGCCGTGCTCGCGGGCGCCGAACATGATCCGGGAGCCGTTCGCGAACTTGATGCGTTGCTTTCCGTTGCCCTGCCGGATCCCGTTGTGCGCGATGTACGGCGCGATGCGGCGGCGGCGTGCCATCGCCGACAGCGTCTCGAACGTCTCGTCGGAGGTTGCCGAGTGGTGCGCGGTCCACAGCACCTTGATGCCGGGGAACAGGATACACAGGGCGAAGATGATCGTGCCGATCGTGAACGTCTTACCGACCTGACGGCATATCGAGATCAGCACGCCACCGATGCCGGCCGCGTAGAGCCCGTTGTCCCGCTTCGCGAGAATCGCGCGAGCGAGGCCCTGCTGCCAGGGGTCGTGCTCAACGCCCATCTTCTTGCACTGCGCGGCGACCGCCGGATATCCGGTGGTCTTGATGCCGGACGGCACAACGAGATGCTTCGCGACGTCCGAGAGCTTCCGTTCAGAGGTCGTCGGGGTCGAGGTCTTCGTCGGGTGCGGACGCGGCATCAGCAGCCTCCTCAGACTCCCGCGCCGTGATCTCGTCGAGCTGCTGCATCGTGTCGTTCAGGAGGCGAACGTTCGGCGGCAGGTCACGCGGTGCCATCCCGGCGGCGATCTTCTCCGCGAGCTCATCCCGCAGCGCCTCGAGGAACGCCTTCCGGTTGCCCGATCGGGCGGCCTCGACCAGCGTCAGCGGAGGCGGCGCGGCGGCATCCATCCACTTGCGCAGCGTCGGCCGGGACACACCCAGCGCAGTTGCCACTTGTGAAATCGACTTTGCAACTCGAGCCTTCTCGACAGCGTCCCTCTTGAACGCCTCCGTGTAGGTGCGATTCCCGCGAGATCCCGCGGACTTCGGGGCACCCACCGCGCGCAGCTGAGCACTCGATGAGGCCATGCGATGTCACCCCCTGGAAAGTGGAAAAAACCCGGGGAGAGATTGGCCCAATGCCGAGGGAGGGCCTGTGGCGCGGGGCGGGGGGGTGGGGTGCCCGGGTCGTGGTCGGGGTGCTGAGCGCCTCTTGATGGCTGCGCGTCCCCGTGGGGCGCGGTGCTCGTGCGAGTGCGTCAGGCGGGCGCGGGCGGCGTCTCGGGCTCGGGTCTTGGTCACCAGATAGGTGAAGCAACCACGGGCACGGGAGCGGGTGTCTCGTCACTCGCCGTAGACAGTGAGCCGGTTAGCTTGGCCCGGGCCTCGGAGAGGGTCAGGTTCGACTTGAACTGATTGCACTTGCGATGCATCAGATGACAGTTGGAACGCTCGTAGGGTGAGCCACCACGGGCGCGGGGTATGTCTTCGTCCACCTCGCCGCGCATGGGGTGTGGCATACATCCTGTGCAATCGGCCTTGGGGCAGCGCTTGCCGTGCTCACCCAGGATGTAGAGCAGCGTCTTGTCGACAGGTCCATCACATAGTGCGCAGTCGGACTCCTCGGCCTTCACACGCTTCACCAGCGTGCGGCGCCGAGATCCGTTCGCGTTGTGCGCCGGCGTCGTCATCAGGACTCCCCTGCCTCGCTACCGGCCTCGAGGATCAGGAGGTGGCGGTGCACCAGGCCTAGCGACGTGTGGAACGGTTGCCTCTCGGTGTACTCGGTGAGGTAGCGAGTGATCTCATCATCGAAGTCTTCAGGCGTGCTGCAGGCTGCGATCAACACGAACCCTGTACACAGCATCGCGTCTTGCTCGTACTCATCGGCGACATGAGCTGCGATCGCGTCATCGAGCGCTTGCTTGGTATGTGCGCTCACGATGTCAGCTCCGATCGTGCGAGATGTCCGGCGCGCTCAGCCCGTGCGCGAGGTAAGTGCGCCACGGCGAAGGCGAGCCGGAAGACTGCGCCCCGCCGCCCATCACCGCTCGAGGTGTGCATCTTGCGGCCGTCTGAGGCTGCTCGCTCAGTCACCGACCCGATCTCAGCGGGACTGTCGGTGCGAGGTCATGGCAGCACGCCGCTTGCAGAGGGATGTGAGCGTGTGGTGGCGGGGCGAAGGACTCGATCGGACGTAGGCGGCGGCTTACTCATGCCGGGGCGCCCTTGCGGGCTGGGTACCGCGCGCCCGAGCCTTTCCAGACCCCGCCGCCCACTCCGAATCGGCACCGAGAACCAAGAAAGCCCCGCCGGATCGGCGAGGCATCGGGGACATGGTTCAAGTGCAAGCACAGCTTAACACAGACACTGGACACATTTGACACTTATTTTGACCCGGGCGACAACGAAATGCCGCCGCCCGGGATCTGTCACGCTCCCGTGATCCGCAGTGCCTCGAGCGCCTGCCGCGCCGCCCACCTGCGGTCCTTCGGGCTGAGACACGGCGAATCCGAGATCGCGATCAGGTTCGCGATCCTCTGCTGCTCCACCTGCTCCGCGCGCCCTGCCAGTACTCACGCGCCCATGAGCCCTCTTTGTCAGGCATCGTCCGCTCCTTCCTGCTTCACCGGTACCCACGGGCCAGCCTTGGCGCGGCGGATCAGCCGAAGGGCCAGTGGCGGATACTCGTCATCGTCCTCGTCGTGGATGCGCTTGGTCCCCGCATCGGTGGCGTCCTGCGCCGTGTCGAATCCGGTCTCCTGGTCGTAGACATCGCCGCTGTCCGACTCTCGGAGTTGAAATCCGTACTCCCATTCCGGTTCCTCGGCTACGACACCAGCGCGGTCGATCCATGCGATCACAGCATCCGCGACCGCTTCGTCGATGGGACGCCCGACTGTCCACCGCCCTGGCTGCTCCACCGCGATGCGGATCACACGCATCAGGGCGTCCCGGCGGTTCTCTTCTATGGTCGGCGTGTACTCGCTCACCTCATCCCGAGATAGGTCGCAGCGGTAGCAGCCCTCCACGAACTCTCTGTGATCGTGCTGAGTCATCGTTTCTGTTCCTCTCGGTTCTCTCCCTGCTCGGTGACGGCGGATGCAGCACGCAGAGCGGCACGCGCCTGTTCCTTGATGCGCCAACGCTTCGACGAGGGCACGTGGCGAAATTCCCCCTCGTTCATCCCTACCAGCGCCATTGCCGCAGCGAGCACTTCCCTACGGCTCGGCTCGCGGGTCTCGCTGGACACCCGTGGCTTGTACTCGACCTCACAGTCGTCGTGGTCGAAGACTTTCACGCGCTCCCCGTGCGAGCACACCCAGGGCATGGGGTCCGATTCTGGCTCGTCGTCGGAAGGGGTGTGCGCCTTCTCGGCGGCTTCGAGGGCGTCCAGGACCATGCCCAGATCGATGAACGCCGAGCCTCCTGGCGATGTGCAGAGGCAGCGTTCGCCCTGCGACAGGATCTCGGTGAGACGTCGCCGCGCCTCGATCAGCTTCTCGTTGTCGGTCATGACTGTCTCCGAATCTCGACATCTCTGGTGAGCCTGAGCAGCCGTTGCCCGCGCGACTCACGACCGGCAACGGCTGCACGCTGGTCGAGAAGGATGCGCCACTGAGCGAGCCAGCGCCAGCGAGAGCGGCGACAGAAGCGCAACTCTGCGAACTCGTCCTCCGCTTGCCACAGCCCCGTGCCGCCCTTACCGATGCGGTAGGCGAGCAGGTGGCGGCGACAGACCGGGATAAGGCCGTCGCGACCTTCGGCGTAGCCGGTCGAGCAGTATGCGAAGGTGACCGCGCGACGGTCACAGTCGCCGCCGTCACAGGTGCCCGATGCGACAGGCAACATCGAACGGGTATCGAGGGTGAGGCTCTGACCTCCGATGATCTTCATGCGTCGTGTCTCTCAATCTCGTGGTTGGGGGTCTTGCGGGGGCGGCCGCGGCGCGACCGCATCTTCTTCTCGGTGGCGAGGACGTCGGCGAGGCGGAAGCGGCCGGCGAGCGGGACGAGCTCGCCGGCGTCCACCCATCGGCGGATGCGGCGCTCGGCCGACGCGATCGCCGTGCCGTTCACGCGGATCCGCTCGGCGGCCTCCGTGAGCGTGAGCCAGGTCTTCATGCGGCCTCTCCCCTCTTCCGTGCCGCGACCGCGACCACGTCGTCCTGCCAATACCGGCCGAGCTGCGGCTCGAGCAGCTCCTGCGTCACCCAGGCGCGCACCGTGCCCGTCGTGCGATCGACGAGACGTGCGGCATCCGCGAGGGTCAGCCACCGCGGGTCGTGCACGCGGATCTCCGGCGGTGCCGCCTCGGCGAACACGGACGCCCACAGACCGTCGTCGTCCTTCGAGTTCGCCTCCCAGTCGCAGGTGTCCGTGGTGCAGCGGTAGCGGGACGGGCGACCGTTGCGGCCCGGCTGGACGCGGACGGCCATGAGCTCGCATTTCGGGCATGCGGCCTGCGCCCACCGCGGCTCATCCTCGAGCGGCCACCGCATCGACGCATCCGCGACCGACCACACCTCGGGGGCGTCACCGTTCGGAGTGCAGACGCCCTCCCACAGCGCCTCCACCTGATGCGAGTCGTTCGCCAGCACGTCGAGATCCTCGAGGATCACGTCGGCGGCGAGCTGCACGACCGCGTGCGCCTCGTCAGCCATCGCGCCAGCCGAGAGGCCAGCACCAGGCCGATCCTCCCCCGCGACGTGATTCGCCCACATGTTCAGCGTCGTCGTGATGTCGTTCGACGCGTCGATCAGATCAGCAGCCACGGGGGCCGGGATCTCGATCGCCGACGACTGCACACGGATCCGATCGAAGACAGCAGCCTTCGTCGGGTCCGCGATCGACCGCAAGTGCCCGACAAGATCCGCGGCATCCTCGATGTGACGGCGCAAGCGCCGGTAGCAGCGCTCGCACAGCATCACACCGTCGCGCGCCTCGACCCGCACGCATCCGCTGCACGGGGTGTCGCCCTTGTAGTCGGGTCCGCTGTGCGCGCACGCGGCATAGTGGTCGCCGCGAACGGTGCACCCTCGGATGCAGTAGCGCTCAGACATTGTGGTCCTCCGGCCAGTTGCAGTTGAAGTGGTCGTCGAGCGTCCAGCCGACGGGGACGACGTCGCGACAGCTCGGGCACGTGCGCGAGGGCTCGCACCCGCATGCGCAGTCGACGAACTCGTCATCGTCGGACAGTGCCTGGTGGATGCAGATCGCGTGCTTCCCGTCCCGGCACTCCGGACACATCGGCCGCTTTGGAGGGTCTACGCAGACGCAGTCGACCTCCTCGTCCGGGTCGCGCGAGACGATGAGTGACAGCTTCCCGTGGCAGTACGGGCATGCGTCCTGGGTCTCAGAACGGTGTGTCGTCGCCATAGGTCCATCCCCCCTCTGCGGACGGCTCAGGCGTCGCCCACTGCTGTTCCTGCGCAGGGGCGGATGCCGCCGGCGTCTGTCCGTCCGTGCGCGCGGCGCGGGTCACCTGCGCGGTCGCGTAGCGGAGGCTCGGGCCGATCTCGTCGACCTCCAGCTCGATCGCGGTGCGTTGGTTGCCCTCGCGGTCCTGGTAGGAGCGCTGGCGGAGCCGGCCCTGCGCGATGACGCGCATGCCCTTCGTCAGGCTGCCGGCGACATGCTCCGCGAACTCCCGCCAGCACGAAGCCCGAAGGAACAGCGCGTCGTCGTCCTTCCACTCCTGCGCGGTGCGGTCGAAGTGACGCGGCGTGCTCGCGATCGTGAAGTTCACCACCGGGAGGCCGTTCTGCGTGTAGCGCAGCTCCGGGTCAGCAGTCAGGTTGCCGACCACGGTGACGACGGTCTCGCCGGCCATCAGCTCGCCGCTTCGTTCTGGACGAACACGGGAGCGAGCACGGGATCGATCCAGACCGCCTCCTCGTAGCTGATCTCCACCGGCACGCGGGCGAGCACGGCGTCTTCACCGACGATCGCGTCTTCGATGCCGACCGCGCTGACCCACTCAGTAGCCAAGCATGGGAACCCGGTCTCCGTCGCCTCCTCGCTGCTCCACGACTCGCGCTGCTCATGGCCTTTGGGGCGACGCCTGCACGACGCATCCTCCGGAGCAGTGCACGTCAGTCCGCAGCGCAGCTCTCCGTCTTCGATCTTCAGCTCGACGTGGTGATGGTTCTCGGTGCTCATGGTCAGTTCTCCTCGTGCTTCGTGTAGTCGGGGTGCTGTCCGGCCATGTGGCGGGCCACGTTCTGGAAGGACCGGTTGCAGCACGGGCAGACGCCGGCGGCGATCCGGTTCTTGATGCGGGTCTTCGCCGCCTTGTGCCCCCGCAGTGAGCGCTCCGTCGCGCCGAGCTGGTCTCGGAGCGCGGTTTCTCGTGACTCAGACCATCCGCGCAGCTGCTTCTCGCGGGCGAGCTTCTTCTCGAGCTGCTGCTTCTCCGTCGTGGTGAAGTGAAGCTTGTGGCCATTCGGGCACCACCAGTCGCCGCCGTTCGCGAGCCTGTCCTGATGCATTTCGGTTGGGATGGCGTGAGGGATGCTGCAGACTCCGCACGTGATGATGTGGAGCGTTCCGGTGTACGTCAACGTGCTCATGCTGTCTTCCTGCTCTCTGCGAGCCAACGCTCGCGCTCAGCGGCGAGGTAGCGCCGCAGTTGCTCTGTCTTCTCGTCGAATGCCTGCGCGAGGGTCTCGGCCACGGGGAGCGGCTTGGTGCCCTCTCGCCGCAGCTGACGACGCCGTACCGGGGATGCTTCGAGCTGCTCGATGAGCTCCGCGAACCACTCATCGCAGAGACGCCAATCATGCTCAGAACGGTTCACCGCCCCACCCCTCTCCAAGCTGCTCGTGGTACGTGGTGAGCTTCTGCTCGTAGATCCGGCGAGCGAGCCATTCGTCGCGCTGTAGGCGGGCAGTCCGGCAGGGTCCGCAGGAGACGTGCTGGATGCCGTTGGGGTGCTCGGCGCAGCCAATCGGCGGAGCATCGAGGAGCAGCGGCCGTGCCGGCGGTTCGGGCACCGCTTCGCGCTCGCCCTGCACCGCGGCCCATGCGTCCGCCCGCGCCGCGTCCTCCGCCCGCACCTGCGCACTCGCACGCTCCCGCGCCCGCTCGCGCCCGCCCGCTCCCCCCACAGCCACGGACTCCCATGGAAGCTCCTGCGGTGGGTCCGGTGTGTCGACCCGCGCGCCCCGGACGTCGGCCCGGAGTGGCCGGGCGAGTGCGATCCAGTGCGTGCGCCTCGCGGCGAAGATCGTCAGGAACCCGACCTCGTCCAGCATCAGCAGATGCTCCTCGACCATCCCCGTCGCAGCTCGACCCGGGTACAGGTCGCCGGCGATCAGCTCCGGGATCAGTTCCCGACGCCCCGCGATGTCCGTGTGGAGCCACAGCCCCATCGCGGTCGGCTTCGCCACGTCCGGCACCCGGAGATACTCCGGCGACTGCAGGTCGGACGGGCTGATGAATCGTTGCTTCGTTGACACCTTGGTCATTCCCTCTCGCGAAACCCTCGATGCACCTGTCGAGGGCGAACTGCAGATCGTGCTCGTCGACGGTGAAGCACTCGGTCCATCCGCGCCCCATAGGGAGGACGCCGAGCGCCTCGGTCTCGCGGCGGAACGCCTGCGGGAACCAGCGGCGCAGCACACGCAGCGCCTCGGCCTCCCACGTCGCGTCCGTGCCGCGTGCGCACACGATCACCTGAGCGCCGGAGCGGATCATCATCTCCACCCGGTGCCACTTCCATGCACGGCCCACCTTCAGCACGCGCTCGGTCGGCCAGTACACGACGTACGTCATGGCGTAGGTCGGCATGTTCATCGCGCACCGCCGTTGAACCCGCGAGTAAACGCGGCATCGATCGCAGCGAAATGGTCATTGATCGCCCGGAACGACGCGCCCAGCTCCTCGAATGCCTGAGCGGTGGCGCGCCTCTGGCGCTCAGCCTCGGCGCGGCGCCGGTCCGCTTCGAGCTGCGCGGCCTGGCGACGCTGCTCCGCCTCTTCGCGTTCCATCGCATCGACGTCGACGCCGATGCGGATGAGCGCGGCGCGGGCGGATGCGTCGATCTGCGTCTGGATGCGGCGGTTCGCCGCGTTGATCTCTCGTTGCACGTTCACCGCGCACCTCCTGTGTTCTCGAACAGCGCGTGTGCGCGCCACTTCATCCAGTCGTCTCCGTAGACCGAGCAGCCCATCTCCATCGCGACGGCCGCCGAGATCCAGATCCGGCGAACGCCCTCGAGGCGATACCAGGCGAACTCGTGCGGGAAGTAGACCGGCACCCGCTCCGGCGACTGCACCCAGCGGCGGACCTTCCAACCGTTCGCGAGCGCCTTCATCTGCAGTTCGCGCTCGCACGCCACGTTGCAGGTCAGGCACAGAGTGAGGCCGTCGACCGCGGTCGGCACGTTGCGGGATCCGCCCATGCCGACCGCTCGGCGGTGCTGGAACGTCTTCTCGAGAGCGCCGCACATCACGCAGCGGAGACCATCTCGGAGGTAGACCCCCTGGCGGACCTCGGCGGTAGGGACGCTCATGGCGCCACCATCGATAGGGTGTCGGAATGAGCAACGCTGAGCCCCAGTCCGCCGAAGCCCTTATCGGTCTCGCACTCACGAACGCGAACTACATCACCAAGCACACCGCTCCAGATACGAACCGGGACGATGCGATCGCTGGCGCTATCGCCGCCGTCGCGATTTCGAACGCCGCGATAGCTGCTGCGATCCTCGAATCCAGAGCTGGCTGAGACAGTCACGCGGCTTCCCCTCCCCCGAAGTCGAGCAAGTCGAACAGTGACGGCGTGGCCTGCTCTCTATCCATCTCCTGCTGGTACATGACCGCGTCACGGAACGAAGTCGGGTTGAGCTCGGAAGCGCGGCCCTCGCGTCCCAACTTCCGTGCGCGCAGCGGAACGGTGCCAAGGCCGCCGAACGGGTCATAGACGAGGTCGCCGCGGTTGGAATACCGCTCGATGAGCCGGTCGACGATGTCGAACTGCAGAGGACAGATGTGGAACTCGAGCGCACGGCGCGACTGTTCACCGTTGAGGGTCAGCATGCGGTTCACGTCGTCCCACACGTCAGGCCGCCAAGATCCGGGGTCGAGTGACTTGAACGTCGACGGGAGCGCGTTCTTCTCTGCCAGCGCCTCACCTGTGGCAACGTGGGCGTCGAAGTCGTAGACGTTCGCCCGAGATTGGTCCTTGAACAGGCGTGAACGGTACTTCGGTTCGATCCCCGCGAGTTCGATCGGCGTCAGCAGCCGGTTACCCGACGAGCGCCAGTCCGCGGCGGCGTCGATCTGCCACCGCGCGAGCGAGTAGTCAGGGATTTCTTTTGCGACCCGGTCGTCGGCGTATCCCTTCGAGCGATCCGTCTGCGGCTTGTGGAACAGCAGGATGTATTCCGGCGAGCCGACGCCCATCTTCGTTCCGTCCTTGCGCATCTCGGTGTACCCGAGGCGGTAGGTCTGATTGTTCTCGCGCACGACGTCGGTGGTGACGGTGATCATGCCCATGTAGTCGAAGCCGTGCTTGATGCCGTGCGCGAGCGCTTCGGCGTGGAACGGTGAGACGGTCGGGATGCCGGCGCCGGTGACCGCACCGAACTGGATGCGGTCCTTGACGTGGCAGGCGTAGATCCGGCCGGGGGCTAGCACGCGCAGCAGCTCGGGCGTGAGGTAGTCCATCTGCTGCCAGAAGTGCAGGTTGTTATCCGTGTGCCCGAAGTCGTTGTAGCTGGGCGTGTACTCGTAGTGGTTCGAGAACGGGATCGATGTGACGATCAGGTCGACGGAGTCCGTCTCCATGTGATCGCGTGTCTCGATCACGCAGTCGTTGAGCGCGAGCTTCCAGCCAGGCCCGGATGCTTCGACGCGCTCGACGCCCATGGCGCGGGTGAGTGCGGCGGAGATCGCGGCTGGGTTGAGACCGAACTCGCGGATCACGTCGCTCATCGTGTCGGTGAGGTGATCGTGCTCTTCCCACTTCGACAGGAGGGTGTCGCGGATCTCAGACTCGGTCTCGGCGTAGATCAGGTGCACATTGCAGGCGCTCTGCTGGCCGAAGCGCTGGATGCGGTGCACGGCCTGGATGGTGTCGTTGAACTTGTACGTGACGCCGACGAACACGGCCGTGTGCGCCTGCTGCAGGTTCATGCCCTGTCCGAGCATCACCGGCTTGCCGACGAGCGCGTACGTGCGCTCGGCGCGCCAGTCGTCGAGGCGTGCTTCGGCTTCGTCGTCGGCGAGACCGCCGTGCACGGACGAGAACGACAGGCCCATTTCGGTGAGTGCGCGCTCGATCGCGTGCTGCTCGTCGTTCAGGTCGCACCACAGGATGATCTGGCCGTCGTCGGCGGCGGAGTGCACGTCGACGATGCGGACGAGCTCGGCGACGCGATCGTCGAGCGTCTCGCGCTTCTCCTTCGCGGCACCCTGCAGCGACATCGCGCCACCGCGGACGAGGACGCCCTGGCCGTCGCGGTCGACCTCATCGGAGAGCACGCCGACCTCGACCTGGTGCCAGTCCACGCGCAGCGGCGGCAGGTCGTATCCGGCGTCGGAGTGTCCGAGGTCGGAAGGTCGCTGGACGAAGCATGCCCAGGTGTTCAGCCACAGCCAGAACTCGCGCTCCTTGTGCGGGTACAGGCGCAGGTTCCCGGCCTTCGAGCTGTCGCGCTGGAAGAACCGAGTCAGGGCCTGGCCGGTGTCCATGATGCCGAGGAACCCGGCGTAGTGGATGAGCTCCTTGTGCCGGTTCGGCGAGGGCGTCGCGGTCGCGACGAACCGGTACGGAATCGCGTCGAACAGGCCGAGGAACTCCTGATAGGTCTTCGAGCCGAACGAGCGGAGCACGGATGCCTCGTCGAGAGACACCGCGTCGAAGCCATCGACGACGAGGCGGCCGTCGCGCACGCTCTCGTAGTTCGTGACATAGATGCCGGACCAGTCGGGGTCGATCTCCTCGGTGCGGCGGATGAAGCGGACCTCCGTGCCGAGTAGCTCGCGGCCGTCGCGGATGAACTCGCCGCGGACTCCGAGAGGGGCGATGATCAGGGCCCGGCCGCCGGTGACCGTAGACGCCGGGTGCGTGAGGATCTGCCGCAGCGTCTCGAGCTGCATGATGCTCTTGCCGAGACCGAACTTGGCGAAGATCGCGCGGCGTCCGCCGAGCACCGCCCACCGGACGATGTCGCGCTGGTGCGGGAGCAGGGCCGGGTGCAGGTCATCCTCGTGCACGGCGAAGCCGAAGGAACGGTCGAACGCGACCTTCTGACGCAGGAACTCGTCGTGCGTCGTCGTCGGCGGCGTGAGGAAGTCGGGGTGGGTGAGAGCGCTCATCGGTGTTCTCCTCGGAAGTTGGCGTTCAGGGAGCGGAGGATCTCAATGTCTTCGCTCAAGGTCTTGCGCATCTCGCGGGCGTATTCGAGGGCGAGCTCGGCGACGTCGATCTCTTCCCATGCCTTCAAGACGTCGGCGTCGCTCTCGGCGACCAGGCGGCGGGTCTCGGCGTCACGGCCGATGGCGGCCTGGCGGGCGTAGCCGCGAGCGACGATGAGGTTCCGTTTCGCGTCCTTCACAGCCTTCGAGCGGGCGGCGAGCACCGCCGGCGCGTGAGCGATCATGGCCCGGGCTTTCAGGAGCGCGCCCGCGCACTGCACCGGAGTCGGGAACAGGCCGAGCAGTTCGTCCTCGTCCATCGCTGCGAGATCCAGGGGCACGAGTTCGACGCCACTCTCGGCGACCGTGCCGGTGGCATCATCGACGATCATCGCTTGCCGCCCTTCTTGCGGGCGTTCGCGCGGCGTGCGGCACGGTTGCCCGCTGGGGGCAGGTAGTCGCGTGGGGTTCCCGGCTTCGCCTCGGGGGTGAGCGGTGCGCCCGGCTCGCTGCGACTCTCGATCGTTCCCCAGGCTGCGTCGCCGAGTTCGACCAGCCGCTCGTCGATGCGCTTCTTCAGCGGCAGGGTTACTGCGGTCGCTTCGCGGGCAGCGCCGCGCACGGCTTTGAGCTCGGCAATGGTCATGGCGTCGTTGACGCGGGCGAACCAGTCGACGTCCGTGGCGGGCTCCGGTGCCCCGGGTGCGGTCGGTGCCGGGAGTGCATCGAGGTCGTCGGGCTCTCGGCGGTCGCCGAGGACGTCTGCGAATGTGCGGCGGAGCGCTGCCCGGAGGGTGTGCGCGCCGAACAGGACGTGTGGGCGGGCGAGCCAGAGCGCGCGCCATGCTTCGTCGGCGGGCACGACCTCGCCCCACAGCTCCGGGGCGTGGGTCGGCTCGGCCCATCCCTCACGGTGGACACGGGCGCGCGCCGCGATCGGGTGCTCGCCGTCAGCGAGCCCGAAGATCAGCGGATGCCAGGTCGTGCCGTCAGCGGTGAACTCGACGTTCACGCCCCGCAGTTCGCCGGTCTTCGTTGCGGTGGTGAGGTAGCCCTGCAGGGTCTGCTGCACGGCCTCCTCGGTGATGTCGGTGCTCATGCTCGGCTCTCCTCCGCAGCGGCTTTTGCTTCGGCATAGACAGGTTTGGGGTCGATGCCACGTTCGGCGAGGTAGTCCCAGAGGGGCTCGATGAGCCAGTCCCCGGCCTCCGTCATCTCCCAGATGCGACGGGCGATGGCGTCGGCGTCGTCGCGCGAGCGCTCCTGGATCTCGATCAGAAGAGCGACCTTCTGGGCGGCGACGACCGTTTCTCCGATGGCGTTCGCCCAGGCGCGGATCGCTGCAAGCCTTTCCGGCGACTCCTTCGGCTCATTCCAGGGAACGGCGCCGTAGAGGCCGTCGTGCCGAGCGTCGAGGTAGATCGCGTGATGTGCGCCACATACGATGAGCCGGTCGGCGGTGGCCTCTTCGATGACCTGCGGCCACGACATCTCGGGGACGGTGTTCTCGGTGCTCATGCGCGGGCCTCCTTCGGGAGAGTGATGCGCAGGCCGGCCTTGGCGTATGCGACCTTCGGATACAGGCCGACCGCGATGTCCGCGGTCGCCTTCACGGCGTTGCGCGCGGTGTCGTAGTCGGCAAAGGCATTGGGCTCACGTGCGGCCCACTCGTCCTCGTCGACGCCGACGCGGCGTGCGGGGCGGGCGAGGATCACGGTCGAGTCGTCGCCGTGCTTCCATCCGGTTCTCATTGCGTCGGGGAACTCGGCCTCGAGCAGCTTCGTGAACTCGGCGCGCGCGGTGGCCGATGCGGCTGCCGCGGTCTTCGCGTCGCGCTCGGCGGCGATCATCGAGACCTTCGCGGCTTCGAGCTCGGGGCTGATCTCGTCGGCGGGTGCGCCGTCGTCGATCCAGGACAGGAAGGCGTCGGCCGCGGCGACGAGCTCGTCGATGCGGGACTGGTCGCGGGGCACGATGCGGTGCTGCGGGTCGGCGGCCGGGGCGGTGCCGCCCTCGCCCATGATCTCCCACCCGTAGAGCCACTCGTCGAGTCCGAGTACGTGCATGCCGAACTGAACCTGGTCGTAGTGTTCCTTCGGGATGACCTTCTTCGGTGCCTCCCACCCGTGCTGGTGACTCTTCACCTCGACACCACGAACACGGCCATCGGGGAGGATCTGGAATCCGTCAGGGGTGGCGAGGTGCCGGCGGTTCGCCGCGGCCGCCCAGACGTGACGGTTCGGGAGGATCTTTGACTCCGTCACCCACTCGAGGTCGGAGAGGATCTCGGGCTCCCGGTCGTGGCCGCGCTCGGTGTGCCGGTTGCCGCGGAACTTCGATCCGTTCAGCTTCTCCGAGAGCAGCTTGCTCCACGTTGTCGGCGAGAGCTTCGGCACCTCGGATGCCGTCGCGCCCTCGGCGCGAGCGTCGAGCCACTCGACCTCGTTGTCCTGCGATGCGATGCGAACACCGGTGACGGCGTCATCGATCGTCTTCCGGATCTGGATCATGGTCAGTCCTTCCAGGGGGTGAATGCGGCGAGGAAGATCGCCAGGCTGAGGAGCACGCCGAGGTCGGCGCCGTTGAACACCTGCGCGCCGTTGTCGAGAGGCATGACCGCGGGGATGAAGCAGTAGACGACGAGTGAGACTCCTGTGAGAATCAGTACCCAGCGCCACGGCGCGAGCGGGTAGATGCTCGCCGGGGCCGGTACGGGCGACGTGTCGTCGAGGTGGCTGAGGTGGTGGCTGGCGGGCAGCGGGGAAAAGTCCACCGCTGCGGGAGCTTCCTCGGTACTCTGGTCTTCAGGCATCTGCATTGCCTTTCGTTGTTGGTGGAGCACCCGTTGCCGCGGGTGCTTCGCTGTTTCCGGGTTCAGTTGGAGAGCACGAGCGCGCCGAGACGCACTCGGAGTCGCTCGAGGCCGCGCGAAGTGATCCGCACCTGCGGGGCGGCGGGGACCAGTTCGCCGGTGGCGTGGTCCCGATAGGGCGGCATCGCCCGCTCGGTCAGATATCCGCTGTCGAGCGCCTTCGCGTACGGCCGCCACCGGCGACGCTCGCCGCGGTACGTCCAGCCGATCTCGCCGAGGGTGTCGAACAGTCGCTGCGGCCCGGTGTCGACGCCGGCGCGCTTCAGGATGCTCGCGGCATCCGCGACGGCGAAATCGGTGCCGGCGTCT